CGCACAGTGGATCCTAGGCTTATAGGATATCAGCGCAAAAGATAATCAAGAATGAGTGACCAATCAGTGCCATCCTTCCGCTGGACTCAATCTCTTAGGAGAGGGCTCTCTGCCTGGACGACTAGTGTCAAGGCAGACGTTCTCAATGATACAAGAGCACTTTTGTCTGGCCTGGACTTTGCAAAGGTCGCAAGTGTTCAAAGGATGATGAGGAGGGTCAAAAGGGATGATAGTGATCTTGTTGGTTTGAGAGATCTAAACAAAGAAGTGGACTCACTGATGATTATGAAGTCAAACCAAAAAAACATGTTCCTGAAAGTGGGTTCTTTATCCAAGGATGAACTGATGGAACTCTCCAGTGACTTGGAAAAGCTAAAACAAAAGGTACAGAGAACTGAAAGGGTGGGCAACGGCACAGGACAGTACCAAGGAAACCTTTCAAACACACAGCTAACAAGGAGATCTGAAATCCTACAACTTGTCGGTATACAAAGAGCAGGCTTGGCACCAACCGGAGGTGTAGTAAAGATATGGGATATAAAAGACCCATCACTCTTGGTCAATCAGTTTGGATCTGTGCCAGCTGTGACAATCTCCTGTATGACTGAGCAAGGGGGAGAGTCCCTCAATGATGTGGTCCAGGGTCTTACTGACCTTGGGCTTCTGTACACAGCAAAATATCCAAATCTCAATGATCTCAAGGCTCTAACAACAAAACATCCATCCTTGAATATAATCACTCAGGAGGAGTCACAGATCAATATTTCTGGATACAATCTCAGTTTATCAGCTGCTGTGAAAGCTGGTGCTTGTCTTATTGATGGTGGCAACATGCTTGAAACAATAAAGATTGAGGAATCTACATTCACAACAGTCATCAAAACACTTTTGGAAGTCAAAAACAAGGAAAAAATGTTTGTTAGTCCCACCCCTGGGCAGAGAAATCCTTACGAGAATGTGCTCTACAAACTATGTCTATCGGGTGACGGTTGGCCCTACATTGCCTCACGATCACAGATAAAAGGTAGAGCATGGGATAACACAGTTGTTGAGTTTGACACTGCCACAGTTAAGGAGCCCATACCTATAAGAAATGGGGGTGCCCCCTTGTTGACAACACTTAAACCTGAGATTGAGAATCAAGTGAAGAGGAGTGTGGAGTCTCTGCTTATCAATGATACAACATGGATTGACATTGAGGGGCCACCAAATGACCCCGTTGAGTTTGCCATCTACCAGCCGGAATCACAGAGATATATACACTGTTACAGGAGACCCAATGACATAAAATCCTTCAAAGATCAGAGTAAATATTGCCATGGAATATTATTGAAAGATGTTGAGAATGCGCGACCAGGTCTTATTTCATCAATAATTAGGAGTTTACCTAAATCAATGGTCTTCACTGCACAAGGTGCAGACGATATAAGGAAACTTTTTGATATGCATGGCAGGCAAGATCTGAAGATTGTTGATGTCAAATTGAGTGCAGAAGAGTCACGGATTTTTGAAGACCTTGTTTGGAAAAGATTTGAGCACCTTTGTGACAAACATAAGGGGATAGTCATCAAGAGTAAAAAGAAGGGGTCGACACCTGCAACAACCAATGCACACTGTGCGCTGCTGGACGGCGTGATGTTCAGTGCTGTTATATCAGGTTCAGTTTCCAATGAGAAACCAAAGAGAATGCTTCCCATTGACCTGCTCTTCAGGGAGCCTGAAACAACAGTCGTCCTTTGAGGCTGCAAAGGGCCTCCACCGCTGCACCCCCCGAAGGGGGTGCAGCGTTGGAGGCCACCTCGGTTGACATTCTACACTTTCCCGGCCCACCTTAAGGGCCTCCCTTTTTGTTTAAAAAGACCACATGCACATACTGAGTTACTGGAAAGTCTATGTGGTTTGGGACAGCCTTCACCAATTATGTGTCTGTGGGTGGGTATTCTCAGTAGGTGTAAAAATATCGATGAAACATAAAACAAGGTGCTCCAGAAGCATACATCCACCAACCCAAGTGGTGTCTTGCCTTGTCTTGCCTCATATTCTCTACTTAAGATTTCAGAGATCAAATGGTCACTTTCTAAAAGCCATTGATTCCTAAAGTCAGACACATTCAAGTAACTGCCATTTTTTGTGAGCCAACATCTTGGCAGTGAATGGACATTAAATCCAGTGTGGTTCACATACCAGAACTTAGTATAATTACAATAAGGAATGTTGATGAGTTCTTTAAGTCTGTTTTTCATTAGAGTATTGTCTGAAATCAGAGAGTTGACAGCAGTTATGATCATGTCTAGTTGATGCTTGCTGTCATTCTGAAGTGTTTTGATTGCATTTCTGTTAAACTCAAACAATTTGAGCATGTCACAAAACTCTGAACTGTGATCCAAGTTGCACTTAGCTATTGCAGTGTTTCCAAAACATTTTAGCTCACTTGAAATCAGCATCCATTTCTCCAAACAGTACCCTCCTGGCATGTCAGTCCCTGTGGCATCAGACAGTGACCAGGCAAAAAAACTTTTCAAAGTTCTTGATTTGATCATTTGTTTATATGCATTTTGCACTATAAGGTGCATGGAACTTAAGTGGTTCCCTGAGCATTGATTGGTCCAATTACTGACGGAGATTAGCACATTCTGCTTCCCATGTGAAGTGCAAGGGTTTTTGAAAACCCCAAAAATCCTTCTCATTTTCAAAAACACCTGACTGCAATGATCCTCCATAGTTATGTTCACTTGAGCATTAACCTCTCCTTTGGATACATTTCCACAAATGATCTGTGGAGTGAAATGGTGATCATGTTCCAATCCACTCAAAAACCACTCCATGGTGAAGCCTAACAACCTCTCATCCTGGTTGTTTGCAAAACACTTGCTAATGTTTGTGGGATTAGCAACGTTGTCAGTGTCCACCACAAGAGTTGTCACATCAGTAATCTCCAACTTGATGGCCCAACTGGCCTCAAAAGGACCCCTCAGTAAGAAATGTGTGTCATTGATCATGCAGGGCATTGGTACATAGGGTGTGATGTAGGATGCATTCAGAATTATGTGTTGAAGTTCAACATGATGGCCAATCTTGTATGAGCAGGATCGCCCAGCCAACAGCAGAAACACAATGAACTGCAGTAGGCCACTCCCCCAAATGTTGATAACACCCTTCAGAATTGATATGATGCTGACTGCTATTAATGCAATGTTCAGGGCCTCGTGTATTATTGATGGAATTTCCCCGAAAAACGAGATCAGCTGCCCCATTGTGGGGCAATGAATGAAGTCAATTAATTGCGCAAGTCAAAACGCCTAGGATCCACTGTGCG